TGGCGATTAGCGACTGGTGAAACGGCAGCGACTGGTGATTAGCGACTGGTTCTTTTTGCCATTTCCAGTCGCCAGTCGCCATTCGCCATTTCCTGCCGTTTCCAGTCGCCAGTCGCGAGTCGCTACTCGCTGTCGCTTCCGGTGCTGGCAATTCAACCTCTTCGGGTTGTTCTTCTGGCAGTGGCGGCAAATCAAAGACATCTCGAACCCATTCCTGCAAACTTCGGTCGGGCGTCAAGATGCCCACTTGCACCAGTTTGCCGATGGCTTCGGCAAGGACTTCCCGTTGCAGGACGAGTCTCAAATCAGTGAAAGTCAATTCGGGAAAGTCGGTGAAATCTTCACCGAAATTGAGCCTGCAAAGTTGCGGGATGGCATATCTGTTGATGTGGTCGGCAAACCATTGGGCGACGGAATTCAAGCCCATCAAAAAGAGTTGGCTGTGGTCTCTTGATAGTGCCCAACTTCCAACATCGCCCGTCCCTAAGTTCAAAAACTGAGCCAAAACTGATTTGACAATCATCGTGTCGTGATGCTGAATGGCTTCAACGAATGCTTGATTTGCCCTCTGTCCTGCTTCCGCTCCAATCAGTTCCACGCTGTAGTCTTCAGGCAACACCATTGCAGCCCGCTCATGCCCCCGCATCGCTTCAAGCATTTGCAAAAAAGTCTGCTTGTCTTGCTCCGAAGTGCCAGCGGGGACTTTGCCGATGGGAATTCCGACCGCCCATCGCTCAAGGGCAATCGCTTGAAGTTTGTAGGCAAGGTCTTTGAGAAACCAGTGCTTGTAGGCAGCCCGCAAAACCGAGACGCCATAAGGGTTGCCAAGTTCACGACGCCAGATGAAGACCAACAGTTTCTCAATTGGGATGTCAACCTGCCGAAATCGCCCTTGGGGGTCAAAACCAACTTGCCGAACTCCTGCTAAGCCGCCTGTTTCGTCAAAAAGGAAGCGTTCAATGGTTTGCGGATGCCTCGGAGCGAACTTGCGCCAAACGATGTAGTTATCCCGCTCCTCAAAGACCTTCTCAAAGACCACAAAGCCGTAAAAGAGCGCCAAAAGAGCGTCCCGAAGGAAGTCGTCAAAAGTGTGGGTCATGCCGCCGAAAAGGTTGTCATAGACCAGATCTGCCGCTTCCTTTGCCGTCGGGTCGTCGGAAGCAGGCTGGACATCCCAATCGGTCGCTCGGATGGGCAAAGTGATGGCAAGTTCAAGGGCTTGAACGGTCGCATCGGAGCGACGCATTCGGGTGTAAACTTGAATGCATTTGGGGAAGGAAAGTTCAGGCAAATATTCGTCAGCGCCCAAGTTTGTCAAGAGATAGCCGACCCCGCTGCCGCCAAAACCCAACTCGGAGCGAAGTTGCTGCGGTGGGAGTTCCTGAAACGACTGTTTTGGCTTTTTCCACCAGCCCCAAAGTCGCATTTTTGTCGCCTCCAATGTGCAAGTTGGTATACTAACTTGACATGCCCCCTGTCCCTTGTCCCCTGTCCCTTTCCGTCCCGACGGCGTCCGAAAGGGTCTCTCGCAAAATTGAGCACATTAGTATACCAGCGTGCTCAATTTTGCGCAAACTTTTGCCCTACAATCGTCTCGTAGGGGGCACCCCTATATCGGAATACCCCCCTCGCCCAAAAAGCCCATCAGACGCCAAAAACGGCGGGAAATGGCGACTGGCGACTTGCGACTGGTTCTTTTTGCCGTTTGACCAGTCGCTATTCGCAAGTCACTAATCGCTGTCGTTTTGCCAGTCGCTATTCGCTAATCACCAGTCGCTGCCGTTCAGATAGATGCCAGAACATCGTCTAACAGATGACCTGCGTCGGGTGCTGTTATGACCTCAGCGACTTCATGTCGGACGCGGATGACTGTGCTTCGGGAAGGCTCGTCACGGTAGCGTTCAACGACGAAGTTAGAAAGGGTCGGTCGGTAACCGAAGGCGGGTTGGTTGATGGCGGGGCGTTGGGGCACGAAAGCGACGACGACCCGATCGCCCCAAACATACTGCAAGTTCGGTGTATCACCTTCAATTGCAGTGTCCATCACCATGNCGCCGATGACCACTTCCCGAACTTCCAGCCATCGTGCAAGGATTTCGGTCGAGAAAGTGGCATTGGTGAACTTCAGTCGGTCGGCAACTTGGGTGTGTTCAATCAAAACCTCCCAGACGGGTCGGGAGATGACGACGGTCGTCGGGCGAACGCCGATGCGTCGGCTGACGGCAACGATGGCGTTCTTCAAGTCAGTGATGGGCGTGGAGCCACTCTGGTCCCACTTAGTTGATGGGACGGTTCGGTAACCCGCTGCCGTCAGGGCATTGACAACGGCATCCCTCGTCCGAACTTCCGCGTCTAAAGTGAGCATGTCTACAAGTTGGGTCGTGGCGGCGACAAATGGGTCAATGGGGTTCTGGCTGGCGGCGACATCTCGGTCATCAACGGCAATTTCAAGGGCATATTCTTCGCAGAAGAACTTCACCGATTCAACGGACCAATGAACTCGCCTTGCTTGGCTTCCCCGTCCCCGTCGGGCAGATTCGCGGCGAAAAGCGTCTTTGCCAAATCGGGCGATTTGCCCTGAGACGGACGAGACGGGCAAGGTGGGCAACAAGTTTTCGGCGACCGCCCCTTGCACGCGGTAACTGATGGCTACTTGCGTCAATACGGGGTCAACCAAAATCACATCCTTGACATCAGTCACTTGCGGCATTGTTCACTCACCTCCGTGTCAGAACTCAAAGGGTGCAAGCAAAACTTCAATGACTTGTCCAGCAGCAGTCGCTGCCGTCAAAGCGAAACCGAGAATTCGTTGTTGCCCAGTTGGCGGGTTGGAAGAAGCGGCGCCGTGATTGTGGAAAGTCCCTGCCGCTGACACTCGCCCGTTGCCGGCGGCAACGACGGGGCTTCCGATGGTGATAGCGCCAGCGGCGACAGCTTTGCTGATGCCGTAAAGCATCACGGATGCCGTCTCGCCAGCGTTTGGTTTGTTTTGCAAGATGCCGATTGCTCGCTCGTTAGCACCTGCCAAAACGACGCGCCCAGTTGTGGTGTCAAGTCTGACGGGAGCGAAGGGGTAGTTTCGCAAATCCGCCCCCGCCACAAAGGAAATCTCTAACGCTTCCCGATAAGTCGCCATTTTTCATCACCTCACTTGTGGACTTTGTATTCGCTGAAAACAAGGTCGGGTCGCTCGGAAGCGGCGATGCGAATCGCGTCAATGAAGTTCAAGTTTCGTTCGCGGGCAATTTTCTCTGCGTAAGTTTGCAGGGTCTCGGTCTTCTCGTCGGGCTCAGTGGCAGAAAAGCCAAGTTCGCCGAGCGGGACAAATTGAATGGACTTGATTGCGTCCATCAACTTGCCCGCAAGTTCGTCGTTTAACTCCGCGAGAACTTCAACGAATTTGTTGCGACTGTCAGGAGCGAGAGCAACTTTGCCCTCGCTGAAACGCAGTGCTGCCAACTCATCGGCAAATTGTCGCTTCCGTTGCTCCGCCTTTAGCCGTTGCACCTCTTGCTCTAAGGCAACGACTTTGGCGGGGTCAAGTGTCAGATGGTCTTGAGCGACTTGCTTCTCGTCGCTCATCTTTTCTTCACCTCCTTCAAACTTGCTTCTCAAGCGTTCGGCAATAGACCGAACGCGCTCTTTCACATCGCTGGGCAAATCAACGCCCCCACGAGCGCCTGCCAAAATGGCAAGGACTTGGACGACAGCTCGGAAGATGACGCGGGGTTGACCGTTAACGATATCAACGACAGGGAGTTTGTAAGAGCCAAATAGATCTGGGTTGGCTCTATCGTAAGCGAGGAACCGTCGCCGATACTTTCGCCACTCTTCGTTGCCCCATTCTGACGGGTCTCTCTCCGATACCCACCTTCGCCATCTTCGTTCGCTTTCGTCGGCATCCCATTCGTAGTCTCGGTCATCGTGGATGGGGAATTGCAGTGGGTCATCGTTTGCAGTCCAATCAGGGTCAGCTGCTTCAAGGGCTGTCAAGCCCTTGAAGAAGGGACGGTTGGTTAGTGCGATGCCCGTCAAAACATCTTCGCCCAAAATCTTGCCTGTTTGCGGGTCAACGGCTCCGCCCAACTCAACGCTGACATATTTGAAGCGTTGTTTCTCAATGGCTTCCTTACCGATGTCCGTCCACTCAATCAACGCGTAAAGCCCATCTTCCCGAACTTCCAACGCCCGAACCCAACCCGCAGCGCCAAGTGCTGTGTATTGGTGCTCAAAGTTGACAGGGACATCGCGACCCAACACGCATGCATCAAAGTTTCGCTTGATCGCCATCAGGAAAGCGTCGTCAAGTTTGATTGTCCGTCCGTCCCGCTTGAAAGTTCCTTTCGGCAAGATGCGAATCCAATCAGCAAACTGCAATGACTCAACGAACTCTATCGGCTTCACCATGACACACCCCCCAGTGATGGCACAAGGGGCGTCCCAGCAAGCCAATCAGCCCTGATTGGCTCGGCAGGCATCGCCCTGAGTGCCCTTGCAGTTTCCGCGACTATGCGAGCATAGTCAATGGCTCTCCCCAAGTGGTCTTCCCGACCTTTGGCGTAATCTCGCTTGCCAGTTTCGTCAATCTCAATGATGTAGTTCTGCAAATGCTTGATAACTTGTTCTGTGATGGGGAGATTTCTGCGTGGGAAGATGATTCGCCCTGAAAGCACGGCATCGACCGTCCCGTCCATGAGTTCCACTCGCGGGATGGAGATGGTTTTGATCGGTTGCCCCGTCTCCTTGTCTTCTTCGCTAATTGACATCCTTTGCCCGCCAGTATCGTAAACCAAAACGCCTTTGATTTCTGGGGCAAGTTGTCTGAGCAACTTTTTGGCGCTGTCTTTGTAGGGCATGGCGTTGACGGCGATGGCGGAAACTTTCAGCGAACGAACTTTCTGGGCAACCTGCTCCCATTTGTCAATCCCGCTGAATTCTTCAGCCCAAATGAGAGCCAAAACTCCATCGGGAAGTTGCTCCAGCACGACAAGATGCAGCCGATCGCCCACATCCAAGCCAGCAAAGCGCTTATTTAACTCATTCAATATGCCTAAATCGTGACTGCCATAAACGCATTTCTCTGCCGTAATCGGTTGCCGCTCGCCACCAGAGTAGGGCAAGCCCAAGACGGAGTTGAAAAATCGCTCTTTGCGTCTCAGCGAAAATTGTGCTTGATGCCACAACCTTGCAACATCCGTCGCCGTCATCGTCGCTGAATAAAGTTGTGTCAAGTGATAGCCGTGAGCGTCCCTGTCGGGATATTTGGCAACCCATTCCTTCTCCAGCGACTGGGGATTGGCGATTAGCGACTGGCAAAAAGGACAGCAATAGGAAAACTTCCATCGTCCATCCCAAGTCGTTGCATCCCAATCGCCGCCCCACAAAACTGGCTTGCCTTCCAAAGTCGCCATCAAAACTTTCGGGAAATGCTCTTCCATCGCAAACCATTGCTTGCACTTTGGACATTTGAGATGCCAGTATCGCTGATCCGTCATCGCAAATCGCTCGTCAATGCCGTAACCTGCAACGGTCGGTTGGCTGAACCATCGCTCCCATTTGAGCGGTGAATGGTAAAGGCGTTCCTGCAACGCATCGGTCAAGGAAGGATTCAGCGTCTCAACTTCGTCAACGAAGATGGCGTCCAACGGAAACATCCGAACATCAGCTTCACTTTGGACGGGCATGTAAAGCAGCCACCCTTCCCAAAGCCGCTTCAGGTAAAGGTTGTCTCGCAACCGATACTTTCTCGGCAACCCTTCAACTTCCTCCTCTTCGCCAAGCAATTCTTTTTCAGCGCCTTCAACCAAAGCCTTTTGCAAGATGGGATTTGCCCGAATCAGTGGCTCGACCCGTCGTTGAACCTGCATTCGGAGAAAACGGAGCGAAGAAAGGAAGTAGGCGGATGAATAGCCTTGCTTGCAAAGCCAAAATTGCAATCGCAGCATCAATTCTGTGACGCCTTTTTGTGCCGCTTTTTCAACGATGACGACTTGTGCCTTATCTTCCGCAATTGCTTTCAAATCTTCGTGCCCATCCCAACGAAACTCTTTCCCGTCAGGCAATTTCAGCGCTGCAATAAACTCCGTTACCTTTCCCTCATCCCTCGTCCCCCGTCCCTCGCCCCTCGTCCCTTTCCGCTTAAGTGCCTTTTTCAATGCCGGGTCTACGACGCTTAGAGCGCTGAACCGCTTGCCGAACAAGTTCCTTAAGGCGCTCAGCATCGTCCTCATCTACGCCGAAAACCTCCCGCTGGTAAGTCTCTTTGCAAACACGCAAGCGGAAATGGCGTCTTGCGATGTGATAGAGCCAGTCGGGGGTGATGAAAATCCCCTCCTGCTCCAATTCGGCACGAATCCGATACAGGCTTTTAACTGCCACAAGCAAGATCACCACCTCCAAATATACCCGCCTCTTTGTCAAAGTAGTTTGACAAATTTGACAAACCACTTTGACAAATTTTGTGCCACTTTCGTCGTCGGTGATGTAAAGTGCCCAAAGATGCTTGGGAACTTTTGCCAATGCTTAAAAGTTTCAGCAGGTGTCGGCTCTGTCGGCTTGATGCTGATATGCAGGAAGAAATCTGGCAGCAGATGAAGGCTGGGAAGACTTACGAAGAAATCGCTCAATCGTTGGGCGTCAGTTTCCAAACTGTCTATCGACACAAGCGACACATGCTTCGGGCGATGGAGCGCTACTTGATCTTGCAAACGGAGAAAGCTGACGAACTGAAACGACTTGATTTGCTCATCCGCTACGAGCGAGAAAAGCGAAAGCAGTTGGAACTTGCAAGGGAGCGGGAAGAGCGAGCGAAAGCAGCCCTTGATGCCCTCCGTGACCTCGTCTCTGCTGATAAGTTCGCCCGAATCCAGCAAATCCTGATGGAGGAAGAAGGTGAGCAATCGTGAAGATTGTCTGGCTCAAAGGCGACTATGTTGGAAATCATGAACGGCAAAGGCAAGCATCAAAAGCAAACTGTCGGCTTGTCATCAGTTTTCATTTCAACGCCCACAACAACTCGAAAGTCAATGGGAGCGAAGTTTTCTCTAACGGTAAGGGCGACGCCGACTACATCGCAGCAAAACTCCTTCACATCATCACCAGCGTCTTGGGCACAAAGTCAAGGGGCGTCAAGAAGGCTGAAGGCTCAAGGGCTGGATTTTTGCGTTTCTATCACTGTCCTGCCATCCTCATGGAACCTTGCTTTATTACCAATCCCGAAGAAGCCAACCTCGTCCACGATGTCCAAGTCATCCGAAAATTTGGCGAAGCCATCGCCGATGCTTTGGTCAAGTGGCTTCCCTTTGATGCCGTCATCGGCTTGGACATCGGGCACAAATTCAAAACTTCTCAGCCTGATGATCGTGGTGCTCGTTGCTTTTATGGCGACTATGAAGCCGACCACGGCGAACAACTGGCGAAGGTCGTGGCGGCTTCGCTGCAACTTCGCACAAAGGAGGTCGTGATGCGATGAAATGGCTCGTTAAACGCTTCTTCAAACCGTTTGCAAAAGCGATGCTTGAACACTTGCTTGGTGAACTCAGCGAGGTCGCTATCTTGGCAGTCAAGGAAGCGGCGAAGATGGAAACTTGGACGAACGAAGAGAAACGGAAGCGGGCTTTTGAGATGATCAAGGCAGAAGCAATAGCGCGTGGAAAGGAACTCAAAGAATCAGCAATCAACTTAGCCATTGAACTTGCCGTCCAGTTGATCAAGTAATCACCAGTCGCCAGTCGCAAGTCGCCAGTCGCTATTGTGGGGTGATTTGATGACCGAATGGCTGAACTCAATCGCAGGGTTCGTCAAGGAGTTGGGCTTTCCGATTGTCGTGGCTTTGTGGCTCATGTATTTCGTCAACAAGGTCATGACGGTTCAGGAAATCGTCAACGCCTTGATTCGCATAGACGAGAAGATTGAGCGGCTAATGCTCATGCTGGAGCGTGATGGCGATGGAACTTAAAGAAGCGATGCAGATGGCGGCATGGATTTTCTTGGGCTTGACAATCGCTTACGCCCACTTCCAGATGCGCAAGTTACGCAAAATCATCTTCAACGACATGATGCATCGTTTCACCCACCCCTCGTCCCGCGTCTCTCGTCGCGAGGAATTGGAGGTGTAATTCATGCTTGATGCCCTTTATGTGTTGCTTTTTCTCATTATTGCTTTCATCACTGCAAGGGTAGCGATGTGGGTTGTGATTGACAGGCTTAGTCGCTTTAAGGAAAGGAGGCGGAGAAGGTGATTTTCGTGACGATGCTCGTTTATCCGATCGACAGCGCAAAAAGGTTTGCTGCTGAGCGGTGTCTCTGGGCTTTGTTTCGACAGCTGTGCGATGATGATGTTTTGTTGACTTTGGAGAAAACGAAGGCGGATCGAGAGGAAGCGTTGCGTTTGAAACCGAAGGTGATGGGCTTAGGGCTTACCGTTGCCCGAAAGGATGAATGGACTTGCTTTGTGGATGTGGACATTGAGTTTCGGGATGGTTTTGTGAAGCGATTGAAGGAATTTCTTTCGGGCATCAAAAACAATGGGAAGCCCACTTTGGTCGTCACGCGGGTTTGGGAGAAAGACCAGTTTGACGAGTTGGCGACGGAGGACCGCATTCGGGAAATTCAACGCCTTGCCATGATCGGCGATGAGTGGGAGTTTTATTTCGGCACGGGTATGATTGTCGCCAACAAAGCATTCCTTGCCTACATTGACGAGTGGCAGATGTTGACGAACAAATCGCAATACTATCCCGAAGAAACCGCTCTCGTTACTCTCGCCCACAAATACAAAGACAAATGGCAACTTGTCTGGCTTCCTGACGATTTGCATTTCGTTGGCTGGAAAGTTCGTGAAGGCGAAGAAAAGGCTGTTGCCGTCCATATCGGCAACACTGAGTTAGAGCGTTGGTTTAAAACCGCCATGGAGGTGAAGGACGATGCCAATTAAAAAGCCGCAGCCAATCATTGGCTTCCGCTATGTCGGGACGAGCCCAGTCACCATCATTGGGCTCGGCGAACTAAATCCCGGCGATGTCGTCCCAGCTGAAAAAGCGAGGGAAATCTTTGGCGACGATTTTGTTGGCTCAGAAGTTTTAGTCCCCGTCGAAGGGACAGGGGACACGGGACAAGGGACAAAAAACGAAGGAGGTGAAAGTTGATGCCAGTAGAAGTCGTTGGCTTGTTAACTAAAATCGGTGTTGGCATCACGAACAACGAGAACGCTGCCGTCGCAGCACAAATCCAACTTGACGGCGTTGAAAGCGACCTTAGAGTTCGCGTCAACAGAATTATTACGGGCATGGGAACTGGCTCTTTGATGCCCCGACGGGCTCTAACTTCCCATGTCTGGGTTGAAGGCGGATTACGGGGAGATGTCCAACCCAACTCTTTCGGCTACATCCTTCACGCTCTTGGCGTCCCACCGACCACCAGCGGAGCTGGTCCCTACACCCACACCTTCAACTACGGCGCCGCTTCTCAATCGCGATGGCTTTCGGTTGTTCACGCCTACAACGACATCGCAAGGCAGGAAGTCTTCGGCGGCTTAGCGGCAACTCGGTTAAGGCTCGGCTTTGATGCTGAACGAGATGAAGTGTTGCAGTTTGACTTGGACTTGATTGGCACTTACGCTGCAGTGTTCAACAACGAAGGGACTGTCATTCCTGCGGGCGTTGGCGTTGACAGTGCCGACCCATTCGTTCAAGCCCTTGCTACAGTTGAAACTCCAATTGGAACTGCTATCGCTCAATGCATCGCTGCTGATTTGGAAATCACGATGGACAGGGCACTCCGATGGACAGCTCGTGGCGTGGTTTCCCCGCGTGGGCATCAACCAGTGACGGGAATGAGAGTTCGCGGGACGATTCGGTTGACCTTTGAGAACGATAACTTCCTTAAGGCTTTCCTGAACCAAGCGGGTGCTTCCACCTATCCACTCCAACACAAAAATGACCCGACTGCACCAACGACTTCACTGAAACTCAAATGGGCACCAGCAACCGACAAGCAACTTGAAATTTCAATCCCGAAGATTGTCTGGACCGAAATCTCAGAACCCGTCCGCAGGAACGCAGTCGTTGAGCAGGAACTTTCCTTTGAGGCGTTGCTTGATTCGTCTTTAGGTCGTGGCTTGCAAATTATCCTGACCAACTCAACAAGCGCTTACAATCCCGGCACTCAAATTGGCGGCTCGTAGTAACTACAGCGAATAGCGACTGGCGACTTGCGACTGGAAAACGGCAGGAAATGGCGAATGGCAACTGGCGACTGGGAAACGGCAAAAAGAACCAGTCGCTAATCACCAGTCGCTGCCGTTTCACCAGTCGCTAATCGCCAATCGCCAGTCGCTCACGGAGGTGAAAGGTGATGGAGCAACAAACTCCGTTGACTGAGAGGGTTATTTCGTTGTTGCTTGCTAGACTTGAACAGGAAAGCGATCCCGAAAAAGCGGCGAAATGGATTGAATTGTTGGAACGGGTCGCATCAGGTCAAATCAAACGCTACGACGAAGAAAAGCAACAAGTCGCCAGTCGCCAATCGCCAGTCGCTGACAAAGGTCGGTGATGTTTGTGCCTATAGAGTTGAGGCGGCTGCTCATTGGCGACCCATACGGGGATTTCAACTTTTTGAAATTCCCAAGCGAAACAAACCCAATCACTGAACCTTATCCATCATATTATCAGCCAACGATGGGAAAATGGTATCAACGGGTGAGTGTTGGTTCTTTCCTCGGTGGCATTCGGTCGTTGCATTCACGATATATGAGGGCAAGTTATGGGACATCAGAATCAGGTGTTGGTGTTGACCACGCTGCTCCTTCCTTCGCTGCTGGAGCAGTCGCAAGGTTTGGACTGGGAGGCAACCCAGCACTTGGAGGTTTTTTTGTGCTGGGCAACCCTGATGGGGTTGTTGATGTTACGCCGACATCTGGAAACACTTTCTACGAACTCCGTTGGACACAACCAGCACAAGGTTGGTGGCGAGTCGCTGTCAACATCCCTGCATCGGGAGGAACTCAAGACCTTGACGAAGTTCGACTTTGGGAGTTCATTGACATTGAGCCTTACCTTGAAGATTTGATTCCCGCTGATTCGGACACCGAAGTTTTTCAGATGCCTTTCGGTCGCTATTTCGTTGGGACGCATTATCGGTGGACAGCAAAACGGCTGACAATAACCCTTCTGTTTTCCCGAACCGAAGCGACTTTGCGGAAACAACTTGAAGGGCTTTTGACCAAGCCATCACCCCGTTACCCGCTTGAGTTGTTCATTGACGGCTACTTATTTCGTTGCGCCCCAGCATCGCTGCGCTTTGAACCCGTCGGCGGCATAGTTGCCAGAGCCGTCATTGAACTTCAACTTCTCCAACCTTACGGCTACTATCAGGACAGGAAGATAGCCCATACAGGTTTGGTCTATCCGTCAAGCTCTTACCCTATCCAGATTTACGAGACAGTTTCAGGTAGCGTTGAAACTCCTTGTGCGATTCGCGTTTCTCCCGGTTCCGTCACAAACGGTTACAAAATCCGCATATCTTTAGCGCCATCGGGGCAAAAGGCGGTTTATGTCATGGGAGGGGACGAGTATGGAAAGATCGTTTCGTTTGAAGAAGATGGTCGTGTCTTACTGGCTTGGCGTGGCTCGGCGACTACTGTTACGGATGTGACAGATAGGCTTGACATTTCAAGTCAAGTCCCATTCGTTCTTCATCCCGGTTACAATGTCATCAGCGTTGAGTTCCTTGACCCCAACGATAACCCGCTTTCGGATTCATACTCGTGGGAAATTTCCGTTGCTTATAACCACAGAGTTGGCGAGGTGGTTGGATTGTGAATTTGAGGCTCATCTTCAGAAAGCCCTACGAATTTGGCTACGGGATAAAGCGGATTGTTGAAGATGCTGATTTTCAATTCACGCTAAGCCACGCAGGTTGGGTCGGGAATTTGCAAGCGTTTTTGCCAAGACCTACTTTTGACGATTTGCGTTTGGGCGACGAAATTGAAATCGTTGACGAAGCCCAAAATGTGGTTTGGCTCGGAAAGATTGTCAGGCAAAGGTTCACTCACGACGGCAAGCAGCAAATTGATGCTAAAGGTTTGACAGAGTTTTTGCTTGACTTGCCCGTTGATTGCGTCCTTTACCAAAGCAGCAATTGGTCTGTTGGGCAATTTTGGAAGGCTGCCTGTCAGGTTGCAAGAGTCCATTGGTCAAGGCTTGTCACACCTTCAATTTCGGTCACCGACAGTTTGGGCACAAACTCAGTTGACCTGCGAGGTCAAAATCTCGGCTCTGCTTACAGGTTTTTGCTTGACATGGGCTTTGATGTCGCTTTGAAGATGCAGAAAGAGAGCGGGACAAATAGAATTATCCCACAGTTGCAGTATCGTTCCGATGATCTTGTCACTTTGCCCATTGACTTTTTTGCTGACTGGAGCATTGAATATGACGCGTCGCAAGTTCAAAACCGTCTGCTTTTGTCGCCAACCAACGCAGAAATTTTCAAAAACTTGCTTGGAGATGGCTCTTTTGAGGACTACAACTCGGAGCGCTGGGAAATTGTTGGGAGCGGTAGCGGTTGGTCGGTCGAAAGAAGGGGCGTTTACGATTTGGGCGCTGAGAGAATCATCGGCATCATGGAAGGGACTGTCTTGAGGGTTTACATCCCACAGCAAAGCCCTGCCGGCTATGTTGACATCGGAACCCGCTCTGAGATTGAACTTGCGCCCGGAACTTATCGGATGGGGATTTGGGCTTATTCGGCAGCAGCCGTTGGGACAATCAATGCCTTCATCGGCTCAACTTTCAACACAGCCGTCAGCATCGCAGCAGGGCTCAATTACTATGAGTGGACTTGGAACATCACATCGCAAACGAAGGCAAAAGTTGGCTTTCGCATTACTGGCTCAACATCATCGCCCTTGACAGTTTACCTTGACGCTGCTTCCCTTTCCCGCTATCTTGGTCGCAACGACCTTTTGCGTCCGGTCGGAAGCAATGATGATTTTTTGAGCGAAGTTGACACCTTCCTTGCTCAAAGCAATTTCTTCAGGGTCACAAGGGTTGAGCCGAGCGGGACGAACTTCAACTTGTATCTCGATCGAGGGATCTGGCACAGTTTGGATGGGACTTTGGGTAGTGGCGTGCCAGCGGGGACAAAAGGAGAGTTGTGGGATTACTACTATCAGCAGGAGTGGCAGTTCACCGTCGTCGCAAACAACCCACCTTACCGGCTTACGGTCAGCATTGACAAATATCCACCCGGCAACCCAGCACCTTATGTTGGGCTTTTGGGGCGAATTCTGTTTTTGCAAGGCGATGAGAACAAAGCGACGAGCGAGGCATATTACGGCGTCCGCTATGGCTTGTTGAGCCTTCCGAGCAATCTCGGCTTTGCAGCAATGAAATCACTTATTTCGCCCAACATTGTTTTTGAAGGCACAGTTGTTGGGCAAGATGTTTTGATTGACCCGACAGGCAAACTGAGGCTGCTTCGTTTCGGCATCGCAGAAATCAGCATCTTGCCCATCGTTGAAAACATGGTGACCGTTCGTGCTGGCGAAGTTGTCGCACAAAAAATCAAGGCTGGCGACAGGGAACTCACATTTCGTGGCTTAGTCAGGCAAATTTTGGAGCAGCAAAGAAATTACACCGTAGCGAAAACAAAGTAGCGACTGGCGATTAGCGATTAGCGACTGGTGAAACGGCAGCGACTGGTGATTAGCGACTGGTTCTTTTTGCCGTTTCCAGTCGCCAGTCGCCATTCGCCATTTCCTGCCGTTACCAGTCGCCAGTCGCAAGTCGCTATTTCCTGCCGTTAACAACAAGGAGGGATGAAAATGGCGGAGCAAAAACTGTCCGATGTCTTTCATGAGCCGAAAATCGTGACGATTGGTCGCTGGCAAGTTCCTTTGAGGCGCCTGACTTTAGCTGATTGGGCGGCAGCAGAGCAACATTTCGGTTCATTGGAAGCATTCATGGATGCTTTCAACGGTAAAGCGGTCATGAGCGCAACGCAATTTGTCCTTTGGCGGCTCGTTAAAAAAGTTGACCCGACAGCGACGCTGGAGGAAGTCGGCGACGCCATTGATGACTTGGACGAAGCCATTAGGATGGTCAACGAAGTTTTGTTGATGTCCGTTCCCGAGGCGTGGCGGGGAAAAGCCGAAGGAGGGGGCGAAACCAATGGTGGCAATTGATTGCCTTCCTAATGAAAACCTTTCACCTGTCAATAGGTCAAATTGCCCAAATGGACTTGGTGCAAATTTACGCTTTAGTGGAAGGCTATATGGCACTTTCGCAGGGTGGAACGAAAACCTCAGACGAAATTTGGGAGGCGATTCAACGGTTGCGGTAGGATGGTGGCTCTTTCAGCAACTTGAGCAATTCGGAAAGATGGTAACTTGC